AGGATATTTTGCTTTGATAGGCTCGAGAACATTTAATGCTAACGCCGCTAGGTTGTTTACGATATTTTGAACAGGCAATCCTCTTACATTATCTGCCAGTTGAGGGATAGTTCGAGGAAATGTGACGTTTTTTATCGCTTGGCCAAGTGTAAATCCATTAGGAGTTAATTTTGTGGCATAGGTAAGATCACCGGTAACTGCTGCAACATCACGTCCCGGAACTGGGGGAGATGGAGGTGTTCCCGGTCCCTTAGGTGTAGGTGTAGTTGTAAGTTCTTTATGTTTTTCCGCAGTGATTCTACCTTCTGCTAAAAATCTATCTGCCTCTATCTTTCCCGCAGTGTTGTCGTCATCGCCTTCTACATTCTGTACAGCCTGCGCAACTGTGACTCTCGGCACTGAGGTAGCTGCGAAAGTTCCGGGAACTGTGGCAGCATTGTAGAGTGCAATTTCCACACCGTTGGCATAAACATTAAACGGATTATATAGAGGTTCTTGACGACTTAGTGTTCCAGCCGCATGATTGTGTGGTACAAGGTTCGGTCCAGTAACGCTACTGGAGCCAGAACCTGCGGAAGTTGACTGCGGAGTGGGGTTGGTGGCCATGCTTTTATTTAAGCCATTGCTATCCCAGTGGTCTGTTGTATGAACTGGTCAGCAAATGATTTATCTGTGGCTTCTACCACAGCTACTACACCTTTGGCTATTCTAACTTCTTTGCTGGGATCCACAGTAAACAGATAAGGCATCAACGCTGGCCCTTTTGGACTCATGGCAATCACCATAGGATGAGACAGTTTATAGTGCATGACCTGATCATCTACTAATTTTGCTACCAATTCTTCGCCGCTGGTAAGTTTCAGTGTGACTACTTCGCCCACTGCAACTCCTTTGTCTATCAACATCATAATTTTCCTTTGCCGAATCCGCCGGCTGTTTGTTCTAAATAAGTTCTAAGTTCTGTGAACCCGCCAATCAATTGATTGTTAATAAAAATCTGAGGAACTGTGCGAGCTGTGGGCACAGCTTCTAAAAGTTCTTCTCTAGTGTAGCCGTCACCGATCTTGCGTTCTTCATATCCAATCCCTCTTTGTGTTAGCAGGGCCTTGGCCTGATCACAATAGGGACAATTATACTTACTCCATACCACTGCGGTCATTTTGATTTCCTTACAGTATCTACTTTGATAATACACGGTGAGTCGATGCGGTCTGACGTAGCTTTGATGCTGACAGCCCATGAGTGCATTTTAGCTGACAACCAATCTAAAAATTGCACTCTCAGACAGCGATTCTTTTCTTCAATTTTTTGGAATTTGTCCATAACATTATAAATGGCACGGAAATCTTCGGATTCTCGTATTTTGGTATTAGGGGTATACATATTGTTTCCTTTATTAACCTGTGTACACAATGCCGCCATTCTTGTCTGTGACTCTGACCAGCAGCATGCCTTTGTTTTTATAACTCAGTGCTGCTGCTATGGCAGATTGTTCGCTGCCATAGTGACCTATAGTAGTCCAAGATTCGTAAGGATTGCTTCTTTTAAATTGTGCTTTGTACATGGTTTATTATATAGCTGGCAGAGCATCATAGTCAAGATTTTCTCCCATGACTCCGATAACATAGTTGGTGCTTTCACTTTCTTGTAGAGCTGTTTGTTTTTTGCTGGTATCTGAATGTTTATTGAACCAAGGAATCGGAGTACTCCTCACTGAAGTATTCCAATATTTGATGCCAATATCTTTCAGTGCCGCTACAGCAGTGTAGTCCACAAATTCTTTGAGAATGTTAGCGTTAAGTCCAATCACCGGACCTTTCTTAAACAAATAGTCTGCCCAGGCCTTTTCTTCAGCAATCACATCTTTGTAGAGTTCGATAACTTCAGCTTCGCATTCTTTGGCAGCAATGACAAATCTCTGATCTTCTTTGATCACTTGATTGATTAAGAAAGCAGTCCAGCCCTTGTGTAATAGTTCGTCTTGCAGGATCAGGCTGATGATATTGCCGTTGCCAATGAAAATCTTGTTCTCTACCATTGCTAGGCTTGTGGCAAATGACACCATAAAACGGAATGCTTCTAAGGCATAGCTGGCGTGCAACGCCATCCAGATTGCCTTGATGTGTTCTTTCTCCGTAACTTCCAAGCCAAGTTCTTTACGACAATTAATTTGATGTAGATTGTCGTAATAGTTGCCTACACTAGAAGCCATACCAACTATCTCAGCTGTGTCGTGGATGGTGTTAAACACCTCCTTGGGCACATTGTAGATGTTGCGTATGATGTGACTATAGCTTTTTGAATGTATGTTGGTTTCGTAGAAGGTCCAGTTGTAGACCAACGCTTCCAGTTCTGGAAGACTGATCACAGGCGTGAAAATCTGGCTAGGTCCTCTACCTTGCAAACTATCTAATGCTGTCTGACGCAGTAGATTACTAGTGAAGATATGTTTTACAGCATCAGATGCTTCTTTGAAATCATTGGCATCTTTGCTTAGACTGATTTCTTCAGGTTGCCAAAAGAAGCCACGTGCTGTTGCTTCAAAGTCTGCGATCTTCTTATACTTGACTTCTTCAAACCGTTGAATAGTAACTGGGCCAGCTGGGTCTAAAAACATCTTGCGATTGAGATAGTCTGTTTTCTGTGTTAGGTTGTATTGTTGTTTACTCATTTGTTGTGTCGTATGTTTGTTGAAAGATATCTTTCTTTACTGCGCCATAGTCGCTCTCGCTATGTCGTACAATGTAATCGTTGCCTTTGGTATAGTTTAGATCACCCCACGATGTGTGTAGCACACCATCATGATCTGCAAGTTTCGCTATCTTGGGAATCTTCTTAGGTGTAGCGATACCGTTTCCTTGATCGTCTTTGAGGTTGTTGAACTTCTCTGGAGTAATAGGATACTTCTCGCCTTTTGGACCTGTCATGATATAATGTCCTGCTTCATATCGAACTGGACCTTCTAGTGTATCAACTGTTCCGGGTTCTTGGGCGATTTCATACTTTTCTTCAGCTGGCTTCTTGAAAGTCTTAAAAGCACCGTCCTTGAACCATTCGTCATCTACCGTGATAGATTCTGAAATCAAATCGATATATTCTCTCAGTGTCTTCATAGTTTACATGCCTCACAATCTTCTTCTTCTATGACTTCACGTTCGTTGTGGAATCCATTGTAGTGAACTTCTGGTGTTCGTTGTTCTTGTCTACTACCAGCCTTGTTGATCAAACTGTAGTAGAATGTTTTCAATCCCCACACATGTGCCTGCATCAAATTTCTAGCAATCAATGTGGTTGGTACCTTGCGGTCCTCAAAGTGTGCTGGGTTATAGAATGTGTTGGTACTGATACTCTGATCCACATAAGCTGCTAGTACTGCTGCTGTTTTAATATAACCGTCGCAGTCTTTCTGTTCCCACATCAGCTGATATTTGTATTTCAATCTGTTGTATTCCGGAACTACCTGTGTAAATGATCCTGCCTTTGATTCTTTGGTACTGATCAAACTCATCGGCATTTCAATACCGTTAGTTGAGTTAATAACAACACTACTGGACTCCACAGGTGCGATAGCCATTAGGGTGGCATTTCGCACACCGTACAGTTTCATTTCTTGTCGGAGTGGTTCCCAGTCAAGTTCTGGGGCAAAGTCAGTGAGTTCGTTGACTCCTCTGGCTCTTCTTTCCCAAGGGAACTGTCCTTGCCCGTATCTTGTTCTGTCGCTGTCTTTGCAACGACCTCTTTCTTTCGCCAGCTCGACCGTGGCTTCTGTAAGGTAAAAGGCCTGATGCTCCATCCATGTTTTAACTTCTGCCAATGCATCTTTGTCGCCATATTTTATTCCCCTTCTTGCATGCCAATAAGCAAGGTTAGTTACACCAATACCTAAGGGTTGAATTTCATCGTTACTGAGCTTGCTCTGGATGCTCAAGAAATCTTGATAGTCCAAAATGTTGCACAGACTACGCTGTAGTATGCGACATGCCCGGCGCATGTCTTCTGGGTTACGGAACGCACCCCAGTTGATGGATCCCAGGGTACATAACGCTATGCGTCCT